CTTATATCCGGTCATACATATTGAATATGTAGAATCTTCAAAACAGTATTCGGATATCGGTATTTCTACTTCTGCCGGCTTAGAAAGTTCAGGAACATACAACGTGTCCCTGATAGTCTCCTTTATTTTGATGTATTTTGGAATCAAAAGCGTGTCAATGATAGTATCTACCCTCGTTATCACGAAAGTGTCTGTATGAGCCTCTATTTGGGGCGTATTGGCGTGTTTGCCTATGGTATATCCACAAGCAAAGGACAGAAAGAGCGAGAGAACCAATAACACCCCAAATTTTCTCATTTCTTAAAATATAATTCAGATTCTGCCTTCCTTCTCCTTACAAGCCCTGAAAGCACTTCTTTCCCTGCATATATCCATTTCTTGAACTCATTAGCGATAGTAGGGTCATTCGGATTTAATTTCACTTTACGCAAAAGTGTAGAATCCGAAAAGTTCTTCACCCCGACATTATAAGTAAAAGAGACTAATGCGTCAAACTGGTTTTGTGTCAATTCCACATCCATAGTTGAGCCGGATACTATATCTACAGCATTAGAAATATCATCTAAAAGATATTCCGTCGCTTTAGCCTCTGTTATTATATCGCCTTCTTTTACATTATATGTATGCCCGTACCCGATAGTCCATACTCCGGCTGGGCACTTATATGCAACCAGTCTTAACCCCTCAAATTCCTTTATAAGGTTAAGCCCCTTTTCCCCTATTTGATTCAGATGCTTCATGGCTTTCAAACTCTTTAAAATACGGTATTTTCTTTACTATCTCAAAACTTACTATATAATGAATAAAAGATATTGCCCTGTTGTTCGGTAACAATGATTTTATGTTTGTCAATATGTTTAATGAATAAAAATAAGTAACTATGGATACAATAGCCGAGATACATTGTAATGCCATAGCTTTGTTATGGAATTTATTACCTATAAAATAAACGCTCCCTACTAAGAGATAAAACACTAACATCTCACATAAGCAGAAATAAAACTTTTTGCATTTAAACGTTTTATGTTTTACAATGATATCTTCTATCAATCCTATTATAAAGTTTATCAAGAATATATAAGCGATAATTATAACATAATCATATATAGGTGCTATATAGCTTATTACTACTGCAAATAAACTTCCTAAAAAACCTTGAAATCCCCCCGCCTGATTCTCCATAATATTATTTCGTTAAAAATACAATCACATTAAATATAACATTATAAGGTTTTGATATACTATCTGCTAAAATTGTAACAGTACCAGCCCCATAATTATATTGAACTTTAGGGAATATTTGGGCATTATTATCATTTAAATTATATGCGCTTACTATTACTGTTTGTATTTTTGCTCCAGTAAAATTTATAGTCATTTGTGGATTATTTGAGCCTCCAAATGTACCGCTATTAGGAATATTTGGTGTTTCAAATAATGTTGTATTATTTATCGCGTCATCAGTTCTCTCTAATTGGGATGAATTTGCGTATATTGCATATCCGCCTAAGAAATAAGGAGTCAGATTCAGTTTATCATCTGTGACAGCTAATGCAGCTATTTTGGTAGAATCAATACTGTAATCTATAATCTTATCGTTTGACACTGAATTATCTTGTAATGCGTCAGTAGATATAGAACTTAATCCAATATTTCTTTCTGTCACTTGATAGTCCCCTATTTTAGCAGAAGTTATCGCATTATTCGCAATATCTGGTGTTGAAATAGTCCCGTCTGCTATCTTTTCTGAAGTAACTGCCCCGTCGGCTATCTTTAGGGTTCCTACAGCCCCATTTGCTATGTCTGATAAACCTATACTTGACGGTAATACCAGATTAGCCCGCCAATCGTACGTGTGATAGAATGAATACCCGTCCATACCTACAGCCCATGTTAAGTCGATTGTAGCAACTTCGGATACTCCTGTAGGTTGAGTATTGCTAAATAATGCTCTTTTTATAGCTGTATATTCTTGCCCTGTTTCTGACGAACGTTGTTCTACATCGCTTAACCATACATATACAGTCGCTCTATTTTGTTTTGTAACAGTAAATGTTTTATTGCAGGTCGCAATTATTATAGTCCCTGTAGCTAATGACGGTAGAGATGGAGAGGTTTTAAATATAAGCTGGGTAGTCCCAGAAGTAAAAGTAGCCGAATCCATCTCATTAGACATACTAATATCAATGAATTTGTAATTACTTGCCCCTAAAAATATCCCTAATGCGCTTTGCCAGTTATCAAATGCGCTTACTAAGTCATTTATATAAACAAGATTGCCATCATCGTTTATATATGATAATATTGTGTCTTTGAGCATATTGTACTGATTTTAGTTTATATTTTATTCCCCATATTATTAATGAATCTACAGTTTGGGTAAATTCGGAGAAAGTATCTTTATTCTCTTCTAAATAAGACGGGTAATTTATAATTACTCCTGTTGTCAAAGATGAAGTATATAAATATGACTTTCCCCCAGCCGTATAGTCTTTATCGCTCCAATATACTTTTTCGCCAGCTTCATAATCTGAAGGATATAGATATACTTTATTTGAAGTGATATTTATAACCTCTATATGCCTCCCGTCAGGGTCGTATAGGTCATTAAGAATATCTATTACTTGTTGCTTCCCATATTGGCAGGCAGCGATTTTATATGCCCGTTGCCTTTTTGTATTATATTCGTTCCATAGTAAGATAAAAGGATATAACAAACATAACAACAGCTTATAGAAGTTGTTCAACTTGTATTCATTATTTACCATATAATTAGGTCTGTTTATCTGGTAAATAAGTTTAGGTATATTTATTTCTCTAAACGGGAACATAGCTAATATTTAAATCCTCCGCAAAATTAAAATATCCTGATACTAATTTTATCCTTCCATTTTCCGCATTATATGTCAGTGACCCATTTGTAGAAACAACGTCAGGGATATATGCTGCTTCAACTCCTGATACTTCTTGGAAGGATTTTTCTAAATCGTTTATGAACAGTGGAGCGCCTAACACTATATTCTGTTGTATAGTCGTTTTCATGGATTCTATATCATTTTTCACCTGTGCAAGAGAATTGCCGGCACTGTAATATACTGTCATACCTTCAGGGAATGTCAATATATCCGGTTCTCGGCTCTGTATAAATAGATTGAATCCCAATGGTATAAAATTTTCGTAGTAAGCTTTAAATGCCGTAAGCTGTTCTGAACTCAAAGGAGTTAGATTGCCTGTATTGTCGGTAGTAGCTACATTTAATATTATACCTCCTTCAGACGTAGATACTGTAGCCTGCTTTATAATCCTGTTATTCTCGTTTATAGGATTATACCCCATTTCTTTAGTATCATTATCCAAAATTACCAGATTATCCCCATATTGGAAATATAAAGCCTTATCCAGATAATAATCTTTACGTGTTACTCTTAAACTCCGAGCTGTATTGGCTATATTATCTTCTGAAAATAGTATCTCATTAGATATTATATTGAATATAGTAGAAAGAGCGTCTACAAGACGCATCCATATAGCAGAAGCAGAAGTGTTTACGTTCTGGAATAAAGACTGTATAGCTATTATTATTTGTTGTCTTATATCTTCCATAATTACTCCGTTCTTAATCTATATAACTCTGCATCTATAAAAAACCAAATTTGGCTCGCTGACGGATTGCTATTTGATGCAAAAGCCGTAATAGTATAAACTATCCTATCGTTGGTATTTGCACCGAAATCGGAAGGCTCAAATGCCAAATCTGTCATTAACGGGGGAATCCCGTTATCCGTCACAACTTGTACTTTTGTAGTATTGTAGGGTACTGCTACTTTACATGTATGGTTATTGGCTATCAAAAAATCTGAAGCCTTTAAATTAATTACGGACGTAGATGCCGAATAAACTCCTAATATATAATCGCCGGGCTTTGGATAGTTGAAAACATTAGCGGTTTGATATTTAAATGAGCCTGTCGGTATACTATTTTTAATAGTATCTACATTATAACTCGTTAATTTGAAAGTATAGGTACTACTTGACGAATCATATGTAATAACTCTTAACGTAATAGTGTTATTAGACACATCGACAAAACTAACTGTATTTGTCAGGTTGGACGTTATTGTCGCTACGAATATCCTGTAATTGTTTAATGCTGCTACTCCTGAACGACTATATACAATATTAGCCGAGCTTACTTTAGATACAAAATCAGTCCATCCAGAAGAGACAGAATTAATTACATTGGATATAGCTGCTGAAGAAGAACCATTATTAAGATTTATAAATGAGTTAGGCAATTCCAACATAGTAGGTCTCCCCCCAAATTTTGCTTCTCCGAACTCATTTATAGCATTCACAGTTGTAAATGCAGAGGCTGAGACTTGTATAGGCTCATTCCCATTTAAATCGCTCTCTGTATATTCTGATAATGATGTTATGTCTACATATTGTACTGCCATATATTTATACTTTAAATACTCCTAATACCTCTTTCCCGTTCATGCTATATACCGCCCTTATATCTCCCATTCCAGTAGAATGATAATATGCTACTTTACAATCTTCTGCTCTTTGCACCAAATATAAAGTATCTTCTTTCTCTCCTATTGTAGTTTGAAATATAACACTTTGGTCTCTTTGTTCAAATGTAGCATTTATATCCGAAGTAATTTCTACTCTTTGGGATTTTTTTTCAGGGTCATAGGCTACATAAAAATATCCTATACCGTCAGACCACTTTTTTTGTTTTCTAATTATAGCCATATATACAAAACTTTAAATTGCCCCCCCACGAATTAACATATTTTTGCATACATGAGAGGGACAAACATAATGTTAAGATACAGTAAATGTCGTGCTGGTTGTAACTTGTACATTGACTACCGAACCGTCTTGTGGAACTGTAATCTCTGCTGGGGAAACTTCCAATCTTGCAGCTCCTGCACTCTGTGTAATCGTTAATTTCTGGGTTATACCGTCTGAAGAACCTTTAATCATGAACATCTGTGTTCTTGACGATACAGTATCATTCACATCATAATTAATATCTATTGAGAATTCGTATTTGTGGTCAGCCCCTGGGTCTCCTTTGATTGGAACTCCATTAGTTGCAGTTATACTCCCGTCTGCTGTAAATTGTTTGTCTCCTAAGTCTTCTGAAACTATATCACCTGCACCTACCTCGAACTCTAACTTAGGGCTGTTAGATACTCCTGTTATTGTAACTTTACCAGCTGCGGAAGGAACTGTTACTCCTGTACTCGCCTGTTCCAAAGTAATGAATTCGGCTGCTGCTGCCAAATTTGCTGTTATTGTTTTATTCGGTGAAACACCTGGCGCTGTGATAGTAAAAACTGATTTTACTATTTCACGGTTACCTACATTTGCCGATTCTGCTTTTAGGGTTAATTGGGTATCCCCACTACCTGATGACGGGTCTAATATTACATGCCCTTTTGATATTGCCATAATTATAAAACATTAAAAGTTGAGTTTGTATATATATTTACATATTGATTGTCCCCATTTTGACTAACCGTAGTAAATGACGGTTGCACTTCCAAATAATATCCGCCTTCTATCGAATCTAATATCTGTTCCAATTGCCTTTCAAATTCTTCATCCGATAAAAGATTTGAATTATACGGGAATTCAGATGCTCTTATCAATGTGGCATTGTTTGAAGTTTGAAGCCCTTCTACATCCAATTCTTGACCTACTGTCAGTTGTGGAGTATAAGACAACAGCCCGTTTAAGGATAATATTTCGTCTATCTGAGAATAATCCCCGCAAACGTTCAACAAAACATCAAAAATCGTATCTCCATATTTAACTTTGTATGCCATATTGCCTGTATTCTGAATTATATACTACTTGCAACTCATATTCATATACTCCAGATTCCTCCGTCTCTTGTACGGAAATTTCTGCTATACGCCCACCGTCATTTAATATTTGATTCTCGGCTCGTGTAGCTAATTCTGTAGCTTCGTTCTGATTCACGTTTATAGCGACTTCCTGAAACCCTACTCCGATACTTGGATTATCTATGCTGGCTACGCTTTTCATGAAGATTAATGTTCCATTCTGTACGCTACATGAATCTATAATAACCATATCCGTATCAAATACGATATCATTATTCTCTATATCAAATTTAAAATCTTGCATATAACAGAAATTTCACCCCTAATATAATAATTAAAAATTTAATGTGTAAACGTTTCGTCCTGAAAATCTTCCTGATTGAAATCTTTTGCCTTTGAACTCGGTGCTGGTACTCCTACATTAGAAGCTGTACCTGCTCCTGAACCAGTGGTTGTATTAACCTTAACAGACGTAGTTATCGATGGTATGGTATGAGTATGGCTATTGAATGCTTTTACAAACTCGTTCAACTTCGCTTCCAACTTCTCGATATATATCATGGGACCGCCATTTACCTTGACTATTTTGTCCTGCATCTCTATTGAAGTTTCCCCTACTTTTATATCTAATTTCGCGTTGTCAGTCGTATTTGTATATGTTATACCGTCCTTATCCATTGTAAGAAGCTGCTTTTGGCTATCTTCTAACATCTCGAACTGTACAGATACTGACTGCACTTTAGAGAACTTTATAGGGAAAGATAGGGAAGAATCCCCTTGCACGAACCCCAATACACAATTGCTGCCTATTTCTGGAATTTGTATCACGGAAGTAGAATCATGGGGGATAATGGAAAGAGGGATATTGAACATTTGGTTATCATCGTCCGACACGACATCAAATGTCAGCTCTTCCATATTTACTCCAGTAACTTCACCATATACTAAAGATACTGAAGAATAGCTTTTCAACACGTTCCTTAAATTATCCCCTAATTCCTGCATTGCAGAATCGAACTTGGAGCTTTTTCTATAACTTAAAACATCCATTCTTCATTTGTCAATTTTGATGAAACATGATATCCGTTTTCGTTGAATTCCCTTCTTATCCCTAATACATACAGATTCGCGCTGTTTTCAGGGAATAATGTGTCAGTGAAATTTACATAGTCGAACAAATCTATGCGAGGGTATAGCAACGTTGTTATTGTCCCGCTATTATATTCCCCCTTTAATCCTTGATACGCATTATTTGCGAATTCTTCCAACCCTTCTCGTGTCTGTATAGAACTGCAATTCAATCGGATAGGTCTGCCATTCCCTTTATTCCCTACATTTATTGTCGTACGCTTGCCGTTTACATAGCCGTTTACCGTAACATAATAATTCTCGAATTTCCCGTTTTTAGGAGATACATCTCGCTCTATTACATTTACAGAAGTGTCTAATTTTATGGTTTTTTTCTGGGTGTATTTTAATCCCGTTCCCATAAATAATTTCCCTTCTGGGTCAATGCCCGTATAAATGCCGAATTTACGCATTAACATCTGTGCTGCTTCAAAGGGGCTGACTCCCTGCCATAATTTTTCGTTGAATGTCGAAGTAGCGGTATAATCGGCTACGGAAATTTCTTCATAATCTCCTGTAAGATTGTTATCCGAACGGTATTTCTTGAATGCCTCATTTCCTACATCGCAACAGACTTTCAACCCTTCATATATCGAGGTCTCTTGTGTCCAATCCTTATTTACTACTCCAAATCTCAAAATAAAACATTTGTCCTCACATACAAGAGTAGTCGGGAACCCTGATTTTATTTTCTTTATAAACCCGTCAAATACGAGCATTTTCCCCGCTTCTGGGTCATTCTCGAAATTTATGTTTACCTGTTCCCCGTAATTGATATTATGGTAATAGGCATATACTTGTATATGAGCCCCTATTTTTATATTAAGCCCTTCTACATCAATTTTAGAACCAGTAATTATTTCATCTCCTTTCAAATAGGCAATAGAATAAAAAGGCAACGTTATTTCCGCTGTTTCCGCCAGCTTCATAACGGTGTTTTCGGATACGAAAGAAACAAAGTTCAATATCTTTTTCCCTTCTATCCAGACTTCATTGCCACACCTGAAAAAATTACAATAACATTTCATTGTTTTTCTACAAATAATGTTTGACGCGTTAAATCTACCTCAAGCAAATTAAGGGTAATATTGGTAACTGTAGACCCTTCTTGTGGGTCTATGGCATATCTCGCCAATACGACGAACTGTATCCCTACCTCTTTATTTGTGAAATTATTATATATGGCGAATACCGATTTGTTTTTATACAAATCATTTATAACTGTCGCAAATTTGACTATATCGCCAGCCATTGCGCCTTGATTCTGCCGGAAAGACATAGGGTCATACCTCCCATTGTCGGTTATAGGCTTCCTTTCAAGTTTTATTCTTAATATTATCTCCGCGGGGTTGTATGAAGTCATTTCATATATCGCCGACCCGTCTACCAACTGGCTTTTGACAATATTTTTTGATGCGTTTATAGATAAGCTGTAAGATAACGGCAAATAATAATCGCTTATCCTGAAAATATAGTCATTCTCATTTGTCACGGAAATAAGATTGTCTTTCGCGTTCGAGCTTGAAGCGGAATATCTGGTTTTTTGGTTTATCAATGAACTCTTAACCTTATTCCCTATCCCATTGATATAACCTCCTTCTGATGATATCGGTATCACTGATTTTACGATTCCTACAGAAGAAAATGTAAGGGCTAATGCCGTAGCTGCCGTTTGCTCCGCATCTCTTATCGTATCCCCCGCTTTTGCAAGCTCTCCCCTTATGTTTTGTGGAATAGATACGGTATTTCTGAATTTATCTTGTAATTCAGACCCTGAACTCGTTTTATAATCATTCTCTTTTGTCATGTTAACGGTGTTGCTTGGTTAAACGCTATATTTAAACCTCTCGCTATTGCCTGTGATACATAATCCTCTATTTCCCTCATTATTGTTGACGGGTCGGTAGTATTTATGTGGTTGTCCATGTCTACTATGGACTTGTTGAAATTTATAATCAGAGATTTACTTCCCTTTGATAAATCTTTCATACGACCCGTCTCATCTTTAACTGGAGATACTGTAGGAGCAGGAATAAACTCTTTTGAAGTTAATTCAAATGCCCGTGATAACGCTGTCAAATCAGGGGTATAATATCTTAATCTCTTTATTAAATCTTTTGCCTCCTTTGTCCCTAAATTATTAAGATTATTGAAAAGGTTTTCTATATCCTCAGCACTTAATTTTATATCTTTTACAGCGGATGTTAAATAACCGGATTTATATAATTTATCATCTGAAGGCTCTCTATATAAATAATTCGTCCTAAGAATTGTGCCTTTTAGCTTATTAATAGCTTGCTCTTTCGTCAAATTATATTCTGGCACCTGAGACCACAATGCAGCCGTAGTCCCTGATGCAAGTCCACCGACAACAGACCCTATCGGGCCAGCAGATGAACCCAATAATGCGCCTGACCCAAATCCTCCTATAAAAGAGCTAATAGTAGGATGTTCATTTATCCAGTTTATTATTTTATTCCCTACGTCTATAATACCAGAAATAAAGGAATCGAAAGCGGATATAGCCTTTTGAAATATTGAACCATCATACCCCTCACCGAATGTCTTGTACAGCTTAGATAATGATTCGTTTATATGTATACTTGTGTTTGCTATATCTTCATAAAAGTCTTCTAAATACTCTAATTTATCAGCCTCTAAATTTTCTTCAGATAATTGGACACGACCTTTCAATACCCCCGCTCTCGGCAATTCAAATTGCCCTATAAATCTTTCAAATGCCTTTATTAAAGCTTGGGGATTTTCTCTAATAAATGAATATATATCTTCTCCTTTATTCTTTGATTGCGCTCTAAGGTCAAAAACATACTTCTCGATTAAAGGCACTGACTTGAAAAGTTCTTTCATGTCTATACCTTGCCAAGTAGTAAGTAATTGTTGCAAGTTCAACCCGACTATCTGCAAATCTCTTCCTGAAACGGCAGAAATCTTAGCTGCTAATTGTCCGAACCATTGGGCATCTCTTGACGATAATTTTGTATCTCCTACAGTTAATCCCGTCATTGTATTCATCAAAGATACTAATCCAGCTCTGGAACCTCCTGTTTGCGTAACAATGTCTGTAGCATTACGGAACATCTCATTATATCCGCTCCCTTGTGCTAATCTTGCCATATTATATTGCGAGACATTTGATATCGCTTGTGAGGTTTGTTCGCTCATGAGATTATTTCTACCCCAACGGTACAATAATCCGCCTCCGGCTATAGACACCGCTTTTAACCCGACAATTCCACCTAACACCCCAATGACAGATTTTAATGCCGGAATAGCCTGTAATGCAGCTTTACCTACAGAACCTATCAGGTTAGCAAAGTTCCCTAAATTCCTTTGCCAACCTGAGTAAGTAAATGAATTTGCAATAAAATTATTTTGAAATCTTTGTCTTGCCTGATAATATCTATCTATATTCCTTAGTAAATAGCGATTATTTGCAAACGGAGAACGATATGCAGCATAATTCATCCTCTGCCATAAATTCATGCGTTCTTCTGGGATATGAGGATAAGGGTTATATCTTCTCCCTCCTGCCGGATTATTAAAGCTACCTCCCCTACCGCCTATATTGTTTGTTATACTTTTTAAGTTCTGGGCTTTCTTTATAGCATCGTCCAGTTTGGCATTTAGGTCTCCCTTTAGATTAAGCTCTATTTGATAGATATTAGGCATAGCTTATTTCTTTTTGTCAATTTTAAATGGTGCAAAATTTACATTGTCCATTATCCATAATGCAAGACAATGATACTTCTCTATCTCTTCCAAAGTTAATGATTCTGTTACCTTATTAATAGGAATATGGAAAAAATGTGATACTAATGCTTTTTTTACCAAAAGCGGGTCTGTCTTGCTATATTGTGTTAATTTATATTCTATTTCTGCTCGGGCATCTGCATATTTAGGGTTTTCCCTGCCCGATTGATAAAATTTATCAAATCCTCCTGTACTTGTTCTGAAGAGAACAGAGACAGACATGCAATCCCGTCACTTGAAATCCTTTTTGCTAAAGTCTTGTCAACGACAAATATATTAACGTATTTTATTGCGTCGTTTATCTTTCTCTCTGTCGTCGTATCCGAATTATCCAACAAAGAAGTAATGAAAATTGAATCTTCCAAACGTGTACGCTCTGCATGTCTTAATTCTACATCTTCTGTTACTTCTATTTCCTCAAATATACCTTTTTTGTCCGGTAATTTTTCTATAAATGTGAAATTTGAAACTTTAAATGTGCTCATGTGTTGATAGTTTTAAATGTGAAAAGGAGATAGGGGAATAATCCCCTATCTGATTAAATAGCTATTGGTGTAACTTGTCTTGTAAGTTCTGTTGCCCTGAAATTCAAGGTTACTAAAGTCTGAGGGTCATTAGCATTGACCTCGAAAGAATCATTGCTAAATTGTGCTCCTGTATAGGTCAAAGTCGTATCAGTCGGGGTTAAATCCGCCCTGTTGCTGAACATGATAGTAACGGTAAGCCCTTCAGGAATATCAGTTAATGACGGTCTCAACGTAGTTGCTATCCCGTTATAACTGTTTATTAACCTGTTCCATTCTCCTGATTGTATAACAAAAGAACCTGAATAGGCTTTGTTTATACCTTTTACGGAAATAGGAGTTTCAGAACTTATTGCATAAATCTCATTTACCGACTTTTCTATACTTCCCGAAAAATTCTGCGCTGTGAACAATTGTATAATTGCTCCATTTCCTAAGTTTACCCAAACTTGGACGTCAGCACTTGATATTATTAGTCCCGATTGGTCTGCCATAATTTTAAGAAATTGAAGTTACAAAGAATGTTGTTACAAAGGCTTCACGCATTGCAGGGTTCGGTACTATACTTATAGTCACTTCCAAAGCTTCGGATTGTATGTAATTATCATCCTTAGCCTTGAAGTCGAAATCTATCGCCCCAGCTTGCCCAGCGTTTATTCTCGGAGTGATATATTGGGCTGTAAATTGTGATATAGCTGAACTCTTAAAAGCCTGTAATATCTGACCTGAAGAATCACAAGGGATATTCTGGTTGATATAATAGGTAAGGAACTGTTGGGCATCATCGCAAACTGCATTGCCGACAGCAACTCTTTCTATCTTGTTTAATGCCATAGTAGTGGCGTTGCATGTCGCCCCGTCGTTGTAATATAACCCCTCTATACCTAACCTGTTACGGGTAAATATATATCCTAATGGGGCTACCAGATTCGCGAGAGTGACGTCATATCCGTTTACGGGTGTACCAGTTTTTGGATTGCTGGATACAGAAGCCAAATCACTATCCGTAAAATATTCTTCCGTAGCTACAGAACCCAAAGCTACATTCCCGATAGATGCAGCTATACTCCGGCTGGCTCTTACTCCCAATACACGACCTACAGAAGACAACCCGTTAGGAGAAGAACCGGTAACGCAATATGCTACACTTGGATAACTCATAGCCGAGCAATCCATAAGTTTAGCTATCTCTGTTGCGCTGCTGAAAGTCCCCTGCTTGATATACGCTCCGTCAAATACACCAACCATTCTGATGCCCAATTCAAACATGTTAGTCAAGAATGTCTGTATCTGATTGAGTGCTTCTTGGTCTGTCTCATTGTTCACGCCTTCACCATATTCAGGAGCGGGCAATGTCCCTTTAGATTGGCAGAATCCTATTGCACGAGGTCTGTTCTTATAACTACCTGAGATAGTCTTGAATATTACCGGCTGTAATGCCGTATAGAAACTTGCAGTAGAGAAGTTTATGCTTGCCGTCGTTTGAACGAGGACAATCCATAACTTAGTCCCTGTCGAAGCTGCACCGTAAAACTCGCTGATGTGTTGGTATAGCATAGTCTTCGCTCCGTTACCTTCCGCCCATTCTGAAGTTATACCTAACCCCTCTGCTGCTGATAACGAAGTTATCATATAAGGGGTGTTTAACTCTAAGTCTTCAGGCAAATTAGATTCCGCACCTGCCACATCAACAACCAAACAAGAAATAGATTCGTCTACTTGGTTACTCCCAATAGACGTATCTTTTAATGAAATATGTATTCCTGTTGTTGCCATAATTATTCTTCTTTAGGTGGTCTACCTTTTGTTTTCTTTTCTGAGTTTTTCCGAGCCTCTTTTAACGCATTGAATTCGCTTTCAATAGAACTATCCATTTTAAGCGGTTCTTTCTTGTTCTTAGCGGAATTGTTAGGCTCTGGCGGGTTATATGATTCTAACACATTTTTAAATTCCTCATTGTTCAGAGGCAGGTTATCCATCGTAATTTCCGCCCACAATAATTTATATTTCCTCCGCTCAAAGTAATCATGTGCTTGTCTTCTGGCATCTATTTCCCTTCCGAAAACTTTGCCGTTTTCACATGCGTATACTTTTCCGCGAGATTTTACCAATGCGTATAGATACTGGAAAAAGCCTTCTTGATAATTAGTAAGTTCCATATTGTTTATTGTTTATTTTGTGTGTTAGTATTCAAGCAGGGGATTTTGCCCCCTGCTTATTATTTATATTATGCACCTGCTACTGCTGGAGCTACGCCATAGATTCCTACTCCGTCCTTACGAGCTGCACCGGCTCCCATACGAGTATCCATAGACATTTCCCATGCCCAAAGGGTAGGTTCTTGTTTTACGAATACATTTGTACGACCTACACCGATAAGGAATTGAGAAGGCAAGAACCCGATAACGCAACCGTAAGCCTTAGCGTTAAGAGTAACCGGTGTATAATCAGAGTCTATCATGTGACCTTCTGCTAAAGGTTCTCCATATAATTGCGGGTCAACCACTTTGCTTGTAGTAGTATCATATACACCACATATAGAACGCTGTGTAATGTTCATGCCGTAAGCCATCATCTGCATTGGACCGATATTTTCAGTCGGTAAGTTCAACGCATTTACAAAAGTATCGTTAGACTGCAATTGGTTAGCATAGATAGCGTCCATTACTACCTCTGGACGTTCGATATCCAGATTGAAGTTAGCTTGGATAAACTTCATGCGGAGGCTTAACAAGTCAGCTACCGTGAAATCTTTGATATTACCTGCGGCAGCCGGATTGGCTGGGAACATGCCTGCTGAATTTACAGTGGCGGTACCGGTCATAGGAATAAAAGTACCTTCCTTAACAGCTTCTGCCAACTGTTGGATAATATAGTTATGTTGAGCGTTAGATACTACTCTCAAAGCTTCAGCCATACCAATGCCTCTCTTGTCATATCTCAACAGATTATCATCGCCAGGCTGCCATGCAATGGCATTTAAGGAGAAAGCATAAGTAGGAATAGCGATTGGGTCGTCATCATACAAATACTCGGACACTTTTTCTTTAGGCACCAAAGTATCGAAATAAACTTTAGGAGTCATGTTTATTTCTGGGTGTATCGTACCGGCTGAATCTGAACTAATACGCGGGATTCTATCAGCGAATGTGTTAATAGGGAACAACATGCGATAATACATTGCCAGCCATTGTACGGCTACTAAATCCGGTGTTGCCAAGAAATCATAGGTATTGTCTCCGGCAGCCAAAATAGTATCCAATAGTTGCGGAGTAGTTTTTGGAGCTGTCCCTTCAAAACATAAATTCACTTGACCGAAAGAGCTCATAAAATCACGGTCGTTTTTCAAAATAGACGCCAATTCTTTGTAAGAATCCAGCAAGTCATGAACTGGGATAGGCTTGTGCTCATGAGCATATTTCAAGTCAGAGCCTAATGCCATCATACCCATCTTATTTTTACCTTCTTCCGAAGATAAATAAGAATGTAAAGTCTTGTATTCTGTCATAATTTTAGGTTGTTGTGTATTTTCTGTAAAAATTCTTGCTTCAGGGTTTGCCTGCAATCTTTCCGCTACTTTTTCAGGCAATTTCTTTTTCAAATCCTCAGACTCCAATTTTTCCTTTTCGTCCTTAGCTTTGGTGTCCTCTACTTCCTTCTTGTCCTCGTCTTCGTCTTCTTTAATGTCTTTGTCTTCTTCTTTTTCATCTTCATCATCATCTTCTAATTTCTTCTTTGAATTCAGACCTAACAAATCTTTCAAAGCCGAAAGGACTGTGTTTTTTGTTTCCTCAGCCTTAAGCTCTTCTTTTGGAGCTTCTGACTCTGGACCTTTTTGAACTTCGGGCTTAGCCTCCAATTCTTCCTTTTTTTCTTTTTCTTCTTCCATATTATTTAATTCTTCAAAATTAGAACTTAAAGTAATAAATTCCTTTTTATCACAATATAATTTATATTCCACTGGGATATGACCCAATTCATGTTTTACCGCATTGGCATTTGAAGGAATAGTAACTAAAGAGACTTCAAAAACATCAAAAGACTTTGTTTTTTTCTCTCCCCTCTCATTCTCTACTATTACTGCATTCCCGCCAATAGATACGGCTCTTATACAGCCTTCATTGTATAATTTCTCATACATCTTGCCTTTTTCGGTAGAAGCGAATACCAAAACCCCTGTCCATGCGTCATTTTCGAGTTTTATATCATCTATCCTGCCGATAGGCGGTTCCCATGACATATGCTGTTCTACAAGAACGGGATTTTTCAAATATCTGTCCCACTTTATAGACTTGTTCATTACCCTAAATCCTCTATCGTTTAGGGATTCATCCGATAATACTTGCCTTACCATTTTTATAATTTTCTATTAATTCTTCGTTACCCTCTATTTTCATTTGCCGATATTTCTCTTTCTTGTCATATTTCCCTAATACAATAGTATCGGCAAAAAATGTTTTGTTTTTGTCGGTATATACATAACCTTTTCTTGCTTTTAACTCTATCATAATTAACCAGTTATTGTCCAACCTTTATCTGTTGCCGACTGTTTTTGCTCTTCCGTTAATTTTGCATATACTTCCGAATTTAGGGATAATGTACATGTTGTCGAAACATTAGCCAATCCGTCAAGTATGCTTTGTATGGATTCATCACTTAATTGAGATGATTGTGTAAAAGACAAATTTTGTTTTATGCTTTCAGGTGTAAATCGGACTTCTATAAGAGAAGTACATCCATTAAATGCTGCATTTATCCCGCCTGTGTCTGTAATTGCTAAAAAATCCAATTCTCCAATGATATATTTTAATGAATTTCTTCCATTAAACATTAATCTGGCATTATTAGTTTTTATTTTAGGGCTAAATGTCACTTTTTCTATTTTATCAGGAATTATATTTGGCGCTAATGAAAAAATACTATCCACAGGGACTGGGATATAAAAATCTGGGATATTTATAAAGGTTACTTCTTTAATATTTGAACATCCATAAAAAGCGTTGCTCATTCTACCATTAATACTTCTACAATCTACAATATTGCCTTCATTTATTTTAGTCAGAAAATAACAGTTTCTGAAAGCATTATTTAAATTTGTCCATGAAGATGTATCTACATTTATCTCCCTAAGCTCAACATTATTGTAAAATAAATTCATAGCATTATTATATGGAACATATTTCATGCTTAATATTCCATATAAGTTCTGATAACTTGTCTTTTCAGGGAAATTTTCTGGCAAAAACAATACTTTGTCCGTCATGCTGATGGGTATATTCCCAGAACCTTCCTCCTTATACTGGTCGGTTATCTGCCCGCTCTTGACAATCATATCTAACAAATCAGGGATATACTGCCCATAGCCGTACTTCCACATCATCTCTTCTATACCATAATGGGGATGTATAGGGGTGACGGGATTTATCTGCTTGTCTATAAGCTGCACAGAGCCTGATTTGGCTTTTATATAGGTTATGTCTATGGTAGAATTGTCCACCATGACACATTCGAATTTCATACGCCAGCATTCGATATCTTCTTCCGTGTCTTCCTTGTATCCCTGCTTGATAAAGTTATTCATGCCACGATACATAGGCAAAAAGTTGTTCCCTTGAAGTATATCCTTGAAAAATTCGGACGCCCTCTCCGTGAAAAGCTCTGTCCTAAGCTTATAGGCAAGATTCCGCCTCCATTGGTATATATCCGTCTCTCCCGATAGGGTATAATTTACCAGCCTGTCCATTACTATAATGTCTATATTGATGTTGTCCCTTATCAGACCGCCAATATAAACCATATTGTTAGGGGCTGAATCTACGGTTACTACAATAGCCGGCAATGTAGTGTTTACTACTGTCCTTCCGTCCGATACATTAGACGTCAATACGGGTATATGATTCTCTATGACAATATCCGTTTGCCTGAAAAAATCTATTATTTTTTTAGTCAATAACCCTATCATATGCCCTATTTTTCGCTAAAATATGAAGTTTTTTATTATCAATCAATTATTTATTGAAATTTTTGTTCCAAACCGCCAAAATCGCCTTATGCGCCCTCCTATATGTACGCTCGCCTACCCCCATGAATTGGCGGGCTGGTATTTGAGGGGGTTTCCTATATATTTTATAGGCAGGCTGAACCCATCTTTTAGGAGACTTTCCTCCTTCATTCTGCAATTGTGCGTACGGAACGCTGGTTTTTAACCCTGCCGTGTATGGGACATTGGTTATTTTCTTGATAGAATTGTATAACCTCCCTGTCCTCCTTAGTTTGGGATAAGGCAACTTTATACCGATAGGCGTATTGTGCACGTCATACATACGCTCTTTCCATTTCTGTGCCCCTCCGTCGTTAGTATATGCCTCTTTCTGGAAATTCTGCTTCGTTTCCTTGAGCATGCTTTCCGATATCGCCTTGGGCATTTCGCTCCTTACACAATTCCTAAGACTCTTGAGCTTGTTTATCATATCCTGCATCGTATCCGCCATCTTTCTTGCTTTTAGGGGTAAAAATGCTCTTTATCTTGTCTACTGTGTTGGTAATCCATGACTTGTTGGTGACTTTTTTGTCGATATCCCCTTCATCCAACCCCACTTTTTGCAGGAATTGTTCGGAAATCCGCAACCCTTGCTTGCTCAAAGTATCCGTAATCTTGATAAAATGCTTGACAGAGATACTCTTGTCGGGAATAATCACTACCTGATAATCCGTCAAATCCTTGTTCTTTATCAATCTCGCCAATTTCGGCATGGTCTGGGTATTCGTCACCCTTAAAATGTCCTTGTTGTCCTCATCAAGGATATTTTTATACAATTGCATGTGAATTTCCGCCAATTGCTCGGAATTCGTGTTCTTTTCGGTATTCCCGATTAACGTACTTCCGGTTATCAGCTGCATAAGCTCGCTTTCCCATTTGTCTACCAATTCCTTATGCGCCCTGAACGCTTCGCTTGGGGCTTCCGTATTGACAGAATTTATCTCCACTTGGTATTTTCTTTCCTTGTTAGTGGATAATTCGTTCACTTCAAAGGGAACTACCGGAGTTGCAGTGGGGTCATTGATGAGACCGGCATATTCGACGGCTATCTGTTGGGCTTCTTCATTCTGCGCCTGATATCCTATCGTATAGCGTGGATATGAATATCTACCTGTAAGTATCCCCCAATTCCGGTAAGAATTGATTATTTCGATTATTGCCCTTGTAATTTCCTGCATAAGCCCCAACTTGTAATCTTCTTCTGGGGAAGCCTCGAAATAGAACATGTTGTCGTAATCATCGAACTTGGCTACGCTCTCTATGTCAAAGGTCATATAACGTATCGCCCTGTTGAACATGTCTATATTCCGCATAGGAAAATCCGTTACAATATCCTTTTCTATGTCTATCTGCTTGCCTGCCACTCCCCTAATCTTTGCGTTCAAAGGAGCACGGCAGATTAGCTGCTTGAAAATGTTGGTCTGCGTAAAATATTTGGAGAATTTGTCGTCTATCCTGCTCATTTCCCCGTATTTCGCCAAAGCATAGAAGTTCTTTTGGGCAGGAACATATCTCTTGTCCAATAAGGACACCAAAAAAGGACTCGACTGTATAGCCCACGACTGCAAAACGCCATAGTAGTACAAATCACTGTAATTTATAGCCCTGTCTATCGCATCCCTCCAGTATTTCGCTGTATACGGAGTGTCATAATAGTTAATAAGATATTTTGACTTAACTACTCCAGTCCCTACAGACTTGGGAATGTAATAAGGGTCTATTTGGGGTGTATTCCAGATTGTCATATTAGCCTATATAATCATTTATGTTCGTTACTATTTTACCTATCGCGTTAGGCTCCGGCTTGTTAACCGCCCCAGTCATGCGGGATGTCCCAGACTTCATCCTGTGTATAGTAGACATCACACTGTTGTACTGGTTCGTGAAAACAGTACTCCACGCAAATGTAGAACCCATAAAGGCTGATGCCGTCAATACCCTTACCATAAAGAACAAATCAGGATGGACATCCTTCATTACCGGCAACATCTCCTCCAAATCGTATATATTCCCTATCTCGCCAGCCAAATAGCCTATAGCGGATACATAGGCGTCTTCCAATGCCGTCGGATTCATGCCTATTATCTCATCACATGTGTTAGGCTGTATCCATTGATATAAATCTTTTATCTCTATCATATTATAAGGACTTTAATTTCCCTCCTATCGCTATAAACATCTTCGTCTTCTTCTGGGCTGGATTAACTATCTTCAGATTCCTCCCCATTAACGAAACTCCTTTGGCTACCGCGTCCGGTATGTCGTCTTTCTTCAACGGACTCTCTTTCCTCGAAAACTCCAAAAACTGCTGCACCGTAATCTCTCCCATAGGAGTGTTCTTCATCTTGTCGTTGAACATCATCCCCCCATTCTTGAACAACGGGTCTAAAGTGGACTCAATGTTGTAAAACTTGTTACCGTGATTGCGCGTGTCCCACTCTATCGGACATATCCACCCCTTTTGCGCCTGAAAGTTAAGCAATGTTTTGTTGAAATCCAACGGAACTTGTTTTTTTTCAATGTATAAACGTGGCGTTATCGGACATTTTACGTATAAGCTATATATGCCTTCCAACATCTCGTATGTGCTCCCCTGTACTGCATACACGTCCACCAACCATATCTTGTCTTTCGTCAACCCCAACAATACGCATGCCTTGTAATCGTTCTTCGTGCTCTCCTTAGCCGACGGGTCTACGTATATAATGTACTTCACAAACGCGTCTTCTTCCGGCATCGTTCCCCAAGGTATATGGTGGAATATCTCTCCTTCCATCTCATCGTAATACTCCCCGTCCAAAAACCTCCGCTTGTCTATCTTCGACAAACTCTTCATAGTAAGCATATAACTTGCCGATACGTTCTCCTTGTTGTCATCTACACTGAAATGCTTCTTGTACAACATCGCCTGTATACTCGGGTCTAACTTCATCCCTGTATCGTAATCCTCCTGCAAAAAAAACCTCTTGTAACTCCAATGATTCTTACTGCACGGATTCAACGCATATAACATCTTGTTCTTTACCGGCAACTTCTGCGCTAACCGTGTCAATAACTTACTTACAGGCTGCCAACTTATCTCGCTTATCTCATCCAAAAATATATGCCCCCACTCCGTACTTAATATCGAATCATATTTCGACTCACTGTCCGAACTCCCCCGCAAACTCCCAAACTTAATGTACGAACCATTGTAGAACACCAAACTGTCATCCTTGTTTACATATCTCGCAAACCTCTCTCCCCCTATCATCACCTTCTTGTAATCACTGTATCCCCAACGCCTCGAAATAGAATTCAATACCGCCGGTACTGTCTGCATCAACATTCCATTGTTCAACGACGTAAACGTATTCCGTATTATCAAACAATTAGCCCCGTATCTTATACACTGAGTCACAAACCACGCAAATATCAAAAATGTCTTCCCGGCCCTGCTCGAACCGTAAAACAAATACTCTACATATCTGTCCTCATTCAACAAATTGTATAACTCTATCTGCTTATCGTTTAACCGCTCCGGCAATAGTATCATAGTCTATCTTTTCTATTATCTCTATATTCCCCGTATCTCCACTCATTACCGATTCTGTTTCTTCTCCCCTCTGCTCCTTGATTATCGTCTTCTCTGTCCGGTTGATACTGTCACTCGCTGCCTTGAACACATTCACGTACTTCATTATCACATCTAACTTACCCTTTAACTTGCTTATCGTTGCCGGACTATCAGCTACTTCTATGTCTCCTAATATCTCCTCCAACTTCTCCCGTACCCCTATCATGTCCAAAAACGCTACCGTCTTCCCAAATGTCGCCCTGAACTCTTCCCGTACCTTGTCGTCTACTTCGTACTTCTTTACCTCGCCACGCTCTTCCATTCCCTGCCTGCGTAGCTCACGCTCTTCTTTCCCCTTGATTATGTCTATCGCTGTACCCATACAACAAAGGTAATACTTTTAGCCGAATTTCCAAATTCATTAATAAAGCCCGACCCCCTACCCCTGTTTACCCCTGACTCAAAAACAAAACAAAGGAGGTAATAACCTCGCTCGGGGCTGTGCCCCTCGCTTCGGAGCTAACCAATGCAACCTCTTATGTGATTCCGATTCCCAAAGAGATTCCCCGCTTTCTTTTCACGCCATCTCTCATGCTTCGTCCTCGCTTTGCTTTCTGTCGTCTGGCTTTCGGTTCCGTTATCCTTCTCATCCATCAGTCGACCCGCTCTCCTCTCTGTTTCATGTGAAACAAACCCGTTAACATTTCCGTATTGTTTTAACTTAATTCCAAATGAGATATTAACATTTTCACCTCTGTAACTCTTTGTGTTTCATTGCCTTAGCTCGCAGAACTGCGCGCGTGCATGTGCGTGCGTTATGAATGTATTATATATATGTATATATATACAATTCATATATAGTAATAATATATATAATATATAGCCTCTGCATGTAGTTATTTCCTTTCTTTTTTTCTAAATAAAAACACAAGATAAGTTAACAAGAAAAGATATCCCCAATAGACGGGTTTTCATGTGATGGTACTAAGGAAAGCCAAGGAGTAAAAATGTGTCACGATATGAAGGAGAGCTCAATATGTAAACATAGTATTCGATATGTTAATATATAGTTAAAACATATGCTATATAATACATTTTTCTGAGAAAAATGTTGTGTAATTTCGAGAAGTTTTGTATATTTGTAATACAGAAAAGGAAATAAGAAAACGAATATTAACACTAAAAAACATTATCAATATGGAAAGAATAGACATAGAAAACGCGAGAATCCGCGTAGAATTCCTCAAAAACGAGACGAACGAAGTAATAAAAAGTGAATGGTTTGACGTAGTATCCTACTTTTGTTCTTCAGATTTTGAACACGAAATGGAAGACTTATTAAAGGATACCGGAGCGGATTACTATAAAATAGTAGAATTTGAAGACATTCCCAAAGAACTACAACTAAGTGACAGATTGCCAGATGAAACAATAGACCTATGTAACTACTTTTGCATGAGAGAAGACGACGAAAATTTCAAAGAAGCTTTTTTCTATTGGGTTGATAATTATCATTATAACTTATTAGGAGCAGACATTAGCTCGTTAATTAGTAGTGCAAAAGATGGGTATGTAGGCTATTATGAAGATACTAATAATTTTGTAGAGGAAATGTTTGATGCGGAATACCCCAATTGTCCTGAAAATTTAAGATTTTATATTGATTTCGATTTATACAAAAGAGACTTGATGTATGATTATTTTGAGATAGATGGAAACATATTCAGACAATAAAAAAATATAGCTATGAAGACAATAAAAGGCACTTATAGGGATAATAATTACTTTGAATACGAAGTAAACGGTAAAAAGTATTGGGTACAAGGTGAATTATATTGGAATAAGAAACGAAATAGACTTGAGCACACGCATACGGGGCCAAGGGGCGGAGAATATTTAATTTATTGGAACTTCTAAATAAAAACATTATGTATACCGTAGAGATAAGCATCGAACATTCAAATTTCCCCAATTATATGCATTTTACTTTATTGAAAGTAGAAAACGAAGAAAGATTGTTTGAATATAGCTCTTATAACTTAGAAACAATTATTACTTATTGTGTTAGTAATGGAATAGATGTAAAAGAATTATCGTTTGAAAATAAATTAGTGAAAAAATGGAAGAGATAAATAACATAATATCGACAATTATATCAACAAAAGAGATAACCTATAGGCAAATTAATTATTTAATTAGCAAAAGTGAATCTCTAGGAATAGACGTTACAAAAGAGCTGGTTAACTATGATATAAAATTAAACAGGGAAGACGCGGAAAAGGAATTGAAATGGTTAAAAAGGATAGATAATTGGCGCTTATGTGAATGGAGAGAAAAAAACGCAATTTCTAAAGCGACAAATAAAGATATCATATTTAAAGGGCTACACGAATTCGGGGTAAGTATGTACGAACCATATTATTACATAAATGGAATAGCGTACACACATGGTAATACAATAAGTATTGTTGGATAAAAAAGGATAATTATGTTACAGAAAATAAGATTAAAAGAACTAAACGATTTATACGGGACGTTTAGATATAAGGACGAAATATATAAAATAATCAGCACATTAAAGGACGTTGATTTAATTAAAGGTACAGTTAACAGAGTCATAGCATGCAAAAATAAAGCTACCGGCAAATACAAAATAATAGATGTCGGGGAGAATGAGGATAAATTTGTTTTTGTAGAAACAAGCATAATACAAAAGACCGGAGAAGATTCAGACTATTATGCCGACTTGACAGACATTAGATTAACGCACATTAGCCCTAAAAAGGTAGAATATATGAAGGGGCACAAAATTAGGATGGATAAAGATTTTGAAAAAGAGTTGCTTAAATTCACTTTCTGTGAATATGAGTTAAACATAGGTACTTATCATCCGTTTTTATTATCAAAAAAATGCTATTTCAACGATTTTTACGAAAAAGATGGACATACCTATACATGTTTCATAGCAAAGGACAGTCACGGGAACTCATATCCTTTTGAAATTAAGGACTATTTATATGCTGGTCAGGAGGTTATTTTTAAATTCGATATAATATGAAAAAAAAAGATATTCTCAAAGATGCAAAGGAAATATTAGAAATGTTGCCAAATGCTTCAGAAAATGACATGTATTCTTTCATTTTTGAAATAAATAATACTATTAAAAGAGTGACAAATAATATGTATATATATCCATATATAACACTACTAATAAAAGAGGGGGACAAAATAATTAAATACGTTTCTGCTAATTCAGGGGAAAGAGACTATGATAAAAGAGTGGATGAGATGAAAAACGAAATAATAGGGTATAAAACACTAAATAAGACAATAAAATGATAGGACTAATAAACGTAGAATTATTTTATAAACAAATAGCTTCTTATTTTATTTTTAATTACTTCAATTTTGAAGTAGGCGAAAACGAGAATGTTATTTTGAAAGATGAGATAATTATTTTAGACAAAATATGTGATTTCTATGCGGAAATACAAATAGAGAATAACAAGGCTATCGACATTAACTGTTGGCTAAAAACGTGGGAATTTACGGTAAAATATATGGGTGATAATGAAGAGGCTAAAAAAATAGCGTTGAAAATGATAAATGATTTTTTATCAGAAAAAGACAATTACAATATTTATTCAAAAGGATATTATTATGATAACTAAAAAAGACAAATTAAACGCAATTTGCGGGCTTATATTATTTTTGTTAATCTTAATTGGCGGAATGCTGGACACGCAAATACTGGAAGAGCAAAAAACAAAAGAAATTAGTAATTTCTCTGACACTGTGGAGGTATTTTTAAATGATAGTATAGTAGTATTTAATTGAATAATTATGGACATAAATAAGCAAATAAAAAACAACGTAGCGACTGTACAGACAGTAAACTACTACAAAGACATAAAGAAATTAGCCCTTAATTCCAATAATTTAGAGCGTTTTTGCCAAATTTTAGGAGAATCAAAGGGGCGGGCGTTCGTAGAA